CGATGCGGTATTTATCGAGGTGCGTGGCGCGCTGGCGGCGCGGCCTGACGGGTTCTTGCTGCAGATCACGACGCAGTCGAAAGCGCCGCCGGCGGGCGTGTTCAAGAAAGAACTCGATCGGGCCCGCGCGGTGCGGGATGGTGAACTGGTGCTGCCGTTGCTGGCGGTTCTCTATGAGCTTCCGGCCAAGATGCAAAAGTCGGGCGGATGGAAGAACGCAGCAACCTGGGGGCTGGTCAACCCGAACCTGAACAGATCCGTTGATAAAGCGTTTCTGGCGGATCAACTGACAACCGCGCTGCGCGATGGAGCTGCTGAGCTGGCGCTTCTGGCTTCCCAGCATTTCAATGTGCAGATTGGCCTCGGTCTGAAGTCGAACAGTTGGGTTGGCGCGAACTACTGGGAAGGCGCTGTGCTGCAGGGCCTCGACCTCAAATCGCTGATTGCGCGGTGCGAGGTCGCAGTGGTCGGGATTGATGGCGGCGGTCTGGACGATCTGATGGGGCTGGCCGTTGTCGGTCGGGACCGGGAAACCAAAGACTGGCTGCATTGGGCGAAAGCCTGGGCGCATCCGGAAGTCTTCAAGCGCAAGGAAATAGCGCCGACGCTGCAGGATTTTGCAGCAGCTGGGGATCTGATCACGGTTGGAGATGATGAGCCGACCAGGGACATTGTCGAGGTCGCGGATATTGTCGAGCAGCTGCTCGAATCCGGATTGTTGCCAGAAGAAGGCGCGGTCGGCCTCGATCCGATGGGTGTTAGCGCGCTGGTGGATGAAATGGCGTCACGTGGCGTCGAGCACAAGATGATGGTGGCCGTGGGGCAGGGGTACAGACTGACGCCTGCGATCAACGGCATGGAACGTAAGCTCAAGAACGGGACGTTCCGCCACTGCGGTTCGCCAATGATGGCTTGGGTTCTTGGCAACGCCAAAACTGAACAACGGGGCAACGCTGTCCTGATCACGAAAGAAACAGCCGGCAAGGCAAAGATCGACCCGCTCATGGCGACGTTCGATGCCTTCATGATGATGTCGCGCAACCCGGTCGCCGCCGGTGCGCAGGCATTTGAATACACAGGGATCTGATCATGGGAATTATGGACTTCTGGAAGCCAGCCCGCGGGCAGGCGACGCAATCCGTGCGCGCCGAGCCTCCGCTTCAGGCGGCGGGTGCGGATGTCCAGAGCGAACGCCAGTGGAACGGCATTGTCACTGCAGGTCGCTCAAAAACCGGCGTCCGTGTTGACGAAAAGAGCGCTCTGTCCATTCCAGCTACGCTGCAGGCGTTGCGGATCCTGACGGGCGTCTTTGCGATGACGCCCCTGCACTACTACGAACGCCGGCAAGGTGGCCGGTTTACCGCCTTGGAGGAGATCGAAGGCAAGCTCTTCAAGGTTTCGCCGAACAGTCATCAGACACCGTTTGCATTTCTCGAACTGCTGATGGCCGATATCCTTCTGGCTGGTGACTTCTACGCCTATGTCAGCCGGGGTGCGGACGGGCGGGCAAAAGTTCTGACGCGGCTCAAGCCGGGTACGGTACTGGTCGCTGAATACTTTGACCGACAGGAAGGCACGATCCTGTTCTATGATGCGACTTTGCCTGATGGGTCACATGAACGCTTTCCAGCGCGGGATATCTTCCATGTGCCGGGGTTTTCTCGGAACGGGTTGAACGGTCTTAACCCGATTCAGTATGCGCGCGACGCGCTTGGTGGGGCGATTGCCACATCCGACCACACGGCAAAGTTCTGGAATAAGGGCGGCAGGCCGTCGACTGTGCTGTCGACTGAGCAGAAGGTGGGCCCTGAGGACAAGCGGCGGATCAAGGAAGATTGGTCGAAGCTCTACGCAGGGCAGGACGGTGAGATGATCGCCGTCCTCGATCAGGATCTCAAGGCGAACTTCCTGACCCATGACATGCGCCAGAGCCAGTTCCTGGAAACACGACAGTTTCAGGTGGTGGACCTTGCGCGGATCTGGGGCGTGCCGCCGCACCTGATCTTCGATCTGTCAAAGGCGACCTTCGGCAACATCGAACAGCAATCGCTTGAGTTCGTGATTTATCACCTTGGCCCGCACTATGCGCGGCTGGCACAGGCGGCAACCAAGGCCTTTGCGCGTGAAGGCTTCTACTTCGAGCACGTCACCGACGCGCTTGTGAAGGGTGACCTGAAGAGCCGCATGGAAGCGTTCTGGCTCCAGCGTCAGATGGGCATGGTCAACGGCAACGAGCTGCGCAGCTACGAGAACAAGCCCGATATCGCAGGCGCAGCGGGCACCGACTACTGGATGCCGTCCAACTTTCAAGTGGCTGGCAGGTCTGCCGAAAGCCCCCCTGCAAATGGAGAAAACGAGTGAGCAAAGATCTGACTGCATTGATTGCAGCTGTCCGATCGCAGCCCTGGGCGATCCTTCCCGACTATCTATCTGCGATCGAGGCCATCGCGGCGCGCGCGCTGGATGACGATATTCTTGAGCGCATTGCGCGGGACGGCCATATCGAGAACGTCGACGCGTCCAAGATGGCAATCGCTGCTGTCGGCACGCGGCTGGAAGGTGCGCGGATGTCGACCATCCGTGACGGCTGCGCGGTCATACCTGTGATCGGCGCTATCTTCCCGCGTGCCAATATGGTCAACGCATCGACCGACGGCACGTCACTGGATGCTGTGATGCGTGATCATCGGGTTGCCCTGGCATCAGCTGACGTCGAGCGCATCGTGATGCTGTTCGATAGCCCTGGCGGTGTCGTGTCCGGCTTAGGTGAGGCCGCTGAGACCCTTCGGGCGTCTACCAAGCCGATCACCGCATACATCACCGGCAACGGCGCGTCGGCTGCATACTGGCTGGCATCACAGGCCAGCGAGATCGTTATGGATCGATCCGCTGCCGTGGGCTCGATCGGCGTTGTCGCCTCAATGTCCCGGCAAGAGGCCCCAGATACCAATGGTCGCCGGTCCTATGAAGTCGTCAGCACCGGCGCACCTATGAAACGGCCGGATCCCAGCACCGACGATGGCAAGGCTGCTATCCAGCGTGACATTGATGCGATCGAAGAAGTCTTCATCGCCGACGTCGCTGCCGGTCGCAAAGTGACCGAAGCCCGTGTCCGCGCCGACTTCGGCCAAGGGGCGATGCTCTCCGCTGCCCGTGCTGTGGCGGCGGGCATGGCTGACCGTGTCGGCACCCTTGAGGCGCTGTTGTCAGAGAAATCCGGGCGCACCCGGCAACCAGTGGTGGGAAGCCGTGCGCGCGCTTCCACCGACATCGAAACGCGGCGTGCCGCAATAAGGAGCTGATCATGGATAAAATCCTTGAGCTGAGAACCCGCCGCGCGGGTATCATCGACCAAATGGATGCGCTGCTCGCATCTGTGCCCGATGGTGACGATATGACTGCCGAGCAGGTAACCGCTTTTGATGCGCTGAAAGCGCAGGATGACAAAGCGGCGGCTGAACTGACACGCCTCGAAGATCTTGAGCGCCGCCGCGCTGCCGCTGCACGTATGCCTGAGCCTCTTCCCGGCAGCACCGCGCCGACTGCTGACACCACGCCTGCGAAACCCGCTGAAAAGGGCCTAACCTTTGGCCGCATGGTCCGCACGATCGCAGCTGCGGGTGGCAACCACTACGTGGCGCAACAGATGGCTGAAGCCAATGGCGACAGCGGCCTCTTTGCCAATCAGAACATGAGCACCGGTACCGCAGGCGGTTTTCTTGTGCCTGAAGACGTTTCGACCGAAGTGATCGAGCTGCTGCGCCCTGTCAGCGTTGTGACTGCCATGGGCCCGCGCATCGTGCCGATGCCCAACGGTAACATGACCACAAACCGCCGCGTCAGCGGTGCCAACTTCGGTTATGGCGGCGAGCAGGAAGATGCGCCGGCAACTGGCTACGAATACGGGCAGGTCAAGCTGTCTGCGAAGAAGCTCAGCGGCATCATTCCGGTTTCGAATGACCTGCTGCGCTCCAGCTCGACGGCTGTGGATCGTATGATCCGCGATGATGCCGTCGAAGATGCTGCGCAAATTCAAGATCGTCACTTCCTGCGCGGTGCCGGTACCGAGTACAAGCCCAAGGGTTTCCGTTACCAGCATATCGGTACGCCGTTTGAGGCCACCCATATTCTGACAATGACGGCTTCCCCGGACGTGCAGAAGGTCGACAACGATCTTGGTGCGATGGAATTGGCCCTCGGTAACAACAATATCGTCTATACCGGAGCGCATTGGGCGATGTCGCCCCGGACGGCGATGTTTCTGACGAACCTTCGTGACGGCAATAGCAACAAGGTCTACCCAGAGATGGGCGACAACATGCTTCGCAAGAAGCCTGTCCACATCACGACCGAAATCCCCGACAACCTAGGCGACGGTGGCATCGCGTCCGAGATCATGCTGGTGCACCCTGGTCACGTTATGGTCGGCGAGCACATGGGCATTGAGATCGCGATGTCGACCGAAGCCGCTTACAAAGATGCGAGTGGCACAATGCAGGCAGCGTTTAGCCGTGATGAAACGCTGATGCGCATGATCATGCAGCATGACATCGGCCTGCGCCATCTGGCGGCGCTGTCCATCCTGACCGGCGTCACCTGGGGCACATAAGGCCAACTCTCATCTGACTGAAGACTGAACCAAACGCGCTTCGGCTGGGCAATCCTGGCCGAAGCCTAAATGGGCGTTGCCCAAGGAGAAAGTGAAATGACCACTCAATTGCGAAACATCGGGTCGCTGATCGCCGTGATGGGTGCCTCGGCCAACGCAGCGGCCACGGCCGGCGGCACCGGGGATGCTACTGCGGTCACCGGTGTGATCATCGATTTGATGGAGAACTGCCACCCGCTTTCCGGCGTCCTGGCGATCCCCTATACCGCCACCCTGGCTGCCGATGAAACCCTCTCGATCGGCTATACCGTCCAGAGCGGGAACGCGGATG